GATCAGGTCGATGACCTGGTTCGCCGTCAGCAGCCTGTAGACCGTTGCCGGCGGAGCGGGCGGCGGCCGGAACTGGAACTCAAGGCCATCGGAGCGCCGGAGGAACGGCCACACGCCATCGGTCTGCTCGATCTCGGATGGCTGCGGAGTCGCCACGACATAAGGGATGAGCGTCGAGCCGTCCGCGCTGCGCCCCGTGGGGCTGGCGAGCACCTGATGGCCGGCGGGGATCGGATAGGGCATGGGGCCGCTCCTTTAAGACAGCTTCCGCCAGAGCACGCCGGCCTGGCGCTCGTTCGAGACCGTGCCGGTCACGGCGTTCGTGATTTTCATCTCGACCAGAAGCGAGCTGGCGAAGTCGTAGCATCGAGCCCCCAGCCCCTCGGCAATCTCCTGCGGCATGAACTCGACGCCGAAGGCCGTGTTGTAGTGGACCCGGTTCGAGTCGATGCGCGCCTGCCCGCCGCCATAGCTGAACTGGCTGCCCGTGGTGAAGGCATCGCTCCGCAGCCCACCCGTGGCGATCAGCAGCGCCCGGTTGCCCGAAGCGGTCATGGTGAAGGTGATCGTGACCGCAGAACCGCCGTCGCGCGTGAACCGCATGGAGGTGATGTCGGCGTTGTTCGATGCCGTTGGACCGATCGCGGCATACATCCGCCCCGGTCCTGTCAGGTTGGCGATGGTCTTCCAGGTGTCGGCCGAAAAGTTGCTGTCTACCGCCGCCCCCCAGTTGCCAACGGTCGTCCAGAACGCCGCAGCCGTGGAGACATCGGAGGTGCCGGTGTCGTTGAGGCTCGGCCGGGACGCGTCGGCCACCATCTGCAGGAGATTGGTCGGGTTGACGTAGTGCAGACTTGCTGCGCTGTTCAGGCTGCCCATTGTCAGAATACCCACAGGTTGGTTGTGCCGGCCGCATCCGTGCCGATGTAGGCGAAGTCGAAGTCGCTGTTCTGGGTGCCGTCGATCGTGTGCGTTCCGGAGGCTGTCGTGCCGTCAGGAAGACGGACGCTCTTGGCGCCGAAGTCGACCGTCAGCAAGTTGGCCCCGTGCTTCTTGATCGTGATCGGCGCGTCGGTGTTCGACGGGCTCGCCGGCATCGTCACGGTCTTTGCCGCTGACGAGCAGTCCATGATGATCTTGTCGCCAGCCACGGCGGTGTAGTTGCTGGTCTTGATCGTGTAGGGAATGACGCCGGGCGGAAATCCAGCACGCAGATACGCGACGCAGCGCCAGTTACCGGAGCCCTCCGAGATGAACCAGCCGATGTCTCCCGCAGCGGCGATGATGTTCGCGGCGCCCGGCAGGATCAGGCTCGCCGCGTTGTGCGTCAGCGTCGGCGTCGAGGCGAAGCGCAACACGCGCAGGACACCCGCCGGAAGCGTGCCGAGCGAGGTTACCGGCCCCGTCGAGCCGTTCACTAGGCAGTATTCGCCGGTCGTGGTCGAGAGGTCGATCGTCGCCGCCGACGTCAGCGCCGCGCCGGCCTGCCACTCGGGCTTCTCCTGCAGGATCGCGTCGGTTCCGTCGCTGACCAGCTCGATCAGTTCGCCGGAGATGATCTCGCCGCCGGTCAGCGCCACCTTGCCGCCGGCCAAGCGCTTCTTGATGGTCAGCGCCAGCGAGTTGGCAGTGATCGTCGCCGAGGCTGTGTTCGTGGCTGCGGCCAAGCCGACGATCCGCGTGCCGCGCGACAGCGCCGCCGGCGCCGGAGACAGCGTGCAGGTCAGGGCATTGGCGGTGCCGCCGAAGGTGCCGGCATCCCAGACCGAGCCGGCCTGCACATTCGCCGCCGTCAGCGCGGCGAAGCGCGTGATCTTCCACACCGACGTCGAGCCGGCGCTGACCAGCACTTCCTCGCCCGCGGCGATGGTGTAGCTGGTCGAGCCGCTGGCCTGAGTCGTCGAGAAGGTGTTCGTCGACGAGCGTGCCAGCGTGATCGCCGCCGTCGAGGCGTTGCGGAGAATGACCCAGAAGCCGAGCCCCAGCGAGGCGATCGTGCCCATCGTAACGGTGACGCCGGACGCCCCGGTCAGCTCGATGATGCTCGCGAGATGCCCGGCGCTGACCGTAGTGTCGGTCGAGATGCCGAGCGTCGCGATGTTCCGGGTCCCGCCCAGCCCATAGATGACCCAGTCGGTGTAGGGCCCGGTCGACGTGTTGTCGTTGTAGGCGCGCGCGGTCGTGTTGAACGTGGTGGACGCCGAGATCGCTGCGGCGAGCTCGACGACCATGAAGGTCAGCGGGTCGGCGGCGCGGCGCGCCCAGTAGCCGCCGGCATTGAGGGTGCGGGCGTCCTGCAGCGTGAAGTTCTTCGCTCCCGTGCCGGGCGACAGCGAGGTCAGCGAGGTGGCCAGCGCGCCTTCGATCAGGGCGATGTCCGCTTCGACCCGGTCGAAGCCGACCTCGACGGCCAGCAGGGGTGAGTTGACGCCGCTCGCCCGCGCCAGGGTGTTGGCGACCAGCGAGGTCCAGTCGGCGCTGTCGAAATAGGAATTGGCCATTATTTGACGCGCCCCCTGTGGCTGTAGGCGAGGGTCATGCCGTGCAGCGCGTGCGGCGCCTCGTAGGTCGAGCGCGAGGCAATGGCGATCGAGATGCTCTCGCCGATGCCGTCGAGGTAGCAGTGGGCGCGGCCATAGATCGGCGCGTCCCAATAGAACTCGTTCCAGTTCGCGGCATCCCAGATGCCGCCGGTGCCGGCAACGCTGAAGCTCTGCTCGATCGACGGCGGCTGCTCGGGATCGGCGTAGCTGAACTCGGCGACCATGTAGAGCGTGGTCGCGGGCGTCGCGTCGCACTCCAGCGTCGCCTTGTGCCAGCGCTTGTTCAGGCCCGGGCTGCGCGCATGGTTGAAGGCGAGCCGGATGTAGGCGTCGACCTCGCCGCCGTCGAAGCTGGTGCCGGCGTCGAGCTCGTAGACGTAGCCGTCGTCGCTGCCGAACAGCAGGATCTCGGTGCCGTCGGCGTTCTCCGACGAGCAGGTGGCGTAGACCACCCGGCTCGAGCCGAAGTCGAAATACATGATCTCGGGCCGCGGCCGGCCGAGATAGACGACGATGCCGGTGCCGTCCGACCAGAACAGCCAGTATTGGCCCTTCTTGCGGCAGCGCAGCGAGGCGGTGATCGTGACGCCGGCGTCCTTCTTCTGCCGGATCAGCGGCTCGACGTCGCCGGTCAGGGTGCCCATCTTGAAGTCGCCATAGGCTTGGGTCGTGCGCAGGTCGCGCAGGCCGCGGTCGTCGTGATAGATCGGGTTGACGATCTTCTGGATCGACCATTCGACGGCGCCGGCGTCGTTGGCGATGATCTTCAGGCTGAAGTCGGTCGCGTCGGTGCCGTAGAGGATGCCGACCTTGTTGCGCGTGAAGATCGCTAGCAGGCCCGTGTAGTCCTGGATCATGCCGGTGACGTCGTCGCCCATGCCGATCTCGGCGGCGCCGGTGATCGGGCTCCAGGAATAGGGATCGCCGACGCCGCTGTTCTGCATCGAGCCGCCGGCGAAGGCCAGCAGCAGCTGGTTGTTGTGCACGGCGATGTGGTTCGGCGTGTCCGTCGTCATGCCCGTCTCGATCGGCACGAACACGGTTCCGTCGAACTCGAAGGCGGTCCCGACGCCGTTGCAGCCATACATGCGGACGAGGTCGGAGGCGCCGAAGAAGTTGTGGTTCACGAACTCGTAGCGCCCGCCGGCCGGCAGGGTGATCGCGGCCGAGCCGCCATTGGCGACGGCGCGGGTGACGCCGCCGACCTGCAGGTTCTCGCCGTTGGTGAAGGTGCCGGTGATGCTGGCGAAGATCAGCTGGCCCGCGGCGTTGCCGCCGCCATAGGTGCCGGTGCGCAGCGCCACGCGGGTGACGACGCCGCTTGCGCCCGAGCTGGCGCCGGTCACGGTCTGGCCGCTGCTGATCGCCGCCGTGCCGGTCTGGAACTTGACGCGCGAGCCGAGCGCCACCGCGGTCCAGCCCGAGGTCGTCGACTTGTAGAGCACGCCGGCCGTGCCGCCGGCATTGTCGCGGACCGCGTATTTGGTGCCGCCGAACACCCAGACGCCGCGGATGCGCCCCGAGCCGGTCACCGTGCCGATCAGCGCCCGGGCCGTCTCGATCGCGTCGCGGCTCCAGGTGGTGTTGTTGGCATCGGTCAGGGCGCCGCTCTCGGCCGCGGTGCCGTTGGAGACGCACTTTGTGACGCCCGAGACCTGGAGGTTCTCGTTGTCGAGGAAGGTGCCGCTGACGACGGTCAGCACGAGGTAGCCGGCGGCATTCGAGGCGCCGAAGCTGCCGGTGCTGACGACCATGTCGATCAGCGCCTTGCCGGTCGCTCCCGACGTCGCGCCGGTGACGGTCTGGCCTTCGGTGATCGTCGCCGTGCCGGCGTCGAAGTTCAGCACGTGATAGGTGGCCTCGGACGGCTTCGGCCGCCCGTCCAGGCGCTCGAACCCGCCCATGCGCTGGTAGCCCTTCTCGACGGGCTCGTAGTTCTTGGCGTTGATGACGCGGCCGGGCGCCATCTTCAGCGGCGGCGTGACCAGGTCGAGGCCGCCGAGGAGCCCGAAGCTGATGGGCGCCTGCTGCATCAGGCGAGCGGCTTCGCGCGGATGGTGACGCGCGGCAGCTGGTCGCGCCGGAGTGCGAACAGGTACTCGTCGTACTTCATCTGGGCGCGGGCGAGGTCGAGCGGCGAGACGCCGCCGTCGAACTCGTTCAGCATGATCACGCCCAGCCACATGATCATGTCGTGGAAGCGCGCCGGCATGTCCGGCACGTCGTCGTTGGCCGTCAGCGCCTCGGCCGTGCGCCGGTACCAGCTGTTGACGCGATAGACCGCGTCCGGCGGCGGGCCCAGGCAGAACTCGTTCTGCGGGCTGATCGACCAGTTGCCGGGACGGTTGTTGGTCTGCGAGCCGCGCAGGTACTGCCGGTCGAACTCGGACCAGTCGAGGTAGGGAACCTCGCCCTCGTCGCTGACGCCGGTCGAGCTGTTGTAGATCGTGACCAGCCGGTCCTCGACCAGCCATTCGCCGAGGTTGGTGATGCTCCAGCCGGCGGCGGTGTAGCGGATGGTCCCGGCGATGGTGACGCAGGTCGACGGGAACGCCGTGCGCATCCACCTCCAGCCGGTCTCCAGGTTCTCGATGCGCTCAAGCGCCTGGGCGGTCCAGTTGACGATCTTGAGCAGCCGGCCGGTCTGGCCGGTGACGCTCGCGATCGTGCCGGCCGCGGTGCCGCTCTCGCGAGCGACGCCCTGCGCCAGCTGGAGGTAGGTGCGGGACGGCACGGACTTACG